AAGATATTTGCATTAGTGCATGACTCTATTTTAGCAGAAGTAAAAGAAGATAGAGTAGAAGAATATAGTGCTATTGTACTAAAAGAAGTGCAAAAAGATAGAGGAATTAGTATTCCAGGCTGTCCAGTAGGTTGTGATTTTGATGTTCATGATGATTACTCTCTTGGCAAGTTTGAAAAGAAATATGATTTATGACAAAATTAAGTTTCCTGTTTTTGTTCTACATACAGATAATATTGAGTTAATTGACGGATTATTATTTATAGATAGAGAAATATTAGATGATACTAATATGACTGGCGAAACTTTAGGGTTAAGAAGATTACAAACCCCAATGAAAGGGCTATATAACTTAAAGTATATGCTAGATGATGTACCTGAGTTATTACAACATCAAGGAAAATTCTATATTGATAGTGTAGGATTCTACTTTGAGAAAAGAAAAAAGACAAAAGTAAGTTTGAAATATCATAAGATTTTGAGAGTGGAAAAGAAAAACATAGTAAGTATGCTATGGTTAAAAAATTGCCCTTTCCCCTTCCCTCTCAAACGGCCTCTGCCCGAGAACGCTTCTTGGGCAGGGGTACTTTATAGACAGGGTGTTCCCTGGCTTCTATATGACTTACAAGAAGAACAGAAAAAGGATACTTGGAGAAAGATATGATAAATGTGGAAAAAATAGTTCACAGACAAAAAACAGATAACGAAAAAATTGCAGATATCTTAGGATATTTTTGGTCTTTAAATAAAACAGATCAGAAGCAAATATTACGCATCTTAACTGATGGAATGAAACCTGTGATTACAGAAGATCCAGAATTACAAGCAAAAATAGACAAAACTAAAGAAGCGTTTGAAGATTGGGATATGATGCCTGACGTAGAAGATTTAGAAAAAATAGTAGATCGAGAACTTAAAAAGTTAGAGAATATAGAATGACAGCAACAATTATGACATTATTAGCAATTAAACATTTCATGGCAGATTATGTTTTTAATCCTGTATGGACTGTGCCTGTTAATAAACACATATATGGCTCTAGAGGAAGTTTAGAGCATACAGCTATGCATATGTTTTGGTGTATGATATTGCTAGTATGGGTTTTACCTTTCAAAGTAGTAATCCTAGCTACTTTATTTGATGGTTTTGTACACTATCATGAAGATTGGTTAAAAACAAAATACTTACATAAAAGAAAAGGATTATCACAACAGTTTAGAAGAATAGTAACAGGGTTTGATCAGTTAGTACATATTTTAACTTATGTGATAATTGTTGCGTGGGTTACATGAATCCAACCATAGTACTAGACAATGTATTAAATAAAGGTGATATGCTTGAATATTTATTTTATTCAGAAGCTATTGGTGGCGAAGGCTCTTGGGTAGATTGGAGTTTAAATGTAGATAATTGTTCATGGAAATTAGTAGAAATTGCTGGTCAATACTATGATTTATCTAAAATAAAAGGATTTGAAATATGGACACACAATAATTCAAAACCTGACGGGGATAAAAATGGTGGGTGGCATTATGATAAAGATGAACATAGATATACGGTGAATAAAAGATTAAGTTTTCCAGTTTGTAGTATGGTATACTATGCTAAAGCAAAAAATTTAAGAGATGGCAGATTATTAATAGAAGATGATATAATGATAACCCCCAAAGAAAACAGATTAGTTATTTTTGGACCGGGAAGAAAACATTATGTCCAAGACTTTCAAGGTGAGAGGTTTTCAATAAACATTAATCCTTGGAATAGATTATTAGAGGAATATAAATGAGAAGTATAATTAAATGCCCTTATTATTACTTTGATGGTGTTATACCAGACGCTATGTGTGATACAATAGTAGAACTGGGTAAAACCAAAGAGCAAATGATAGCTGGCATCAATGTAGAAAACACAACAGATAACAAGATGCGCAAAGGAGAGGTTGCTTGGATAAAAGATGATTGGGTACAGCAAATGCTGGAAACTTATGCCTCTAAAGCTAATATAGAAGCAGGTTGGCACTTTGTAGTAGATAGTAAAGAGCATATACAGTTTGCAACTTATGAGGATAGTGCTTTTTATGACTATCATAGAGATTGTAATATTCTTCAAGCTCAGTACAGAAAATTAAGCATTTCCGTACAGCTTAGCAGTCCAGACGACTACGATGGTGGTGATTTACTTATGAAACACTTTTGGGGAACTACAAACTTACCAATGGATAAAGAGATAAAAAATAAAGGTACTATAATTGTATTCCCCTCTATATTACTACATAAAGTAACCCCTGTAACAGAAGGTACTAGACACTCTCTTGTACAGTGGTTTAGCGGACCAGACTTCGTATAATGAAAGCTGTACTTAGTGATAGAATTTATTTAGATGTCCTTCCGCATCAACAGCAGAAGATTGATAAAGAATTAACTTATTCCATTCCTCCATATAAATATGGTGATCCGCCAATTATAATAAAAAACATGGCACTTATTGGGAACGGTCTAGTAGCAATTCCTTCTGGTAGAGAAGATTTGATACCTGAAGGACATGAAATAGTAGATAAACGAGTGTTAAAACCAATGGAATTTCCTTCGTTTAAGTTAACTTTAAGACCCAGCCAGAAAGAAGTATTTGATGAAATAACTGGTAGTGCTATAATAAACGCATGGGTAAGTTGGGGAAAGACATTTACAGGTTTAGCAATAGCAGAAAAGCTTGGACAAAAAACTCTTGTAGTAACTCACACTTTATCATTGCGGAAGCAGTGGGAAGATGAAGTAAAAAAAGTATTTGGTTTTCAGCCTGGCATAGTTGGTAGTGGTAAATTTGATATATCAACCCCAGTAGTAGTTGGTAATGTTCAAACAATATACCGCAAAGTCCCAGAGCTTAGACGAGAGTTCGGAACAATTATACTAGATGAAATGCATCATGTTAGTAGTCCAACTTTTTCAAGAATTATAGATAAAAACTGTGCTATGCATAAGATAGGCTTATCAGGCACATTACAAAGAAAAGATGGTAAACATGTGGTCTTTAGAGATTATTTTGGAGATCATGTATTAAAACCACCAAAAGAAAACTTTATGATGCCTAAAATTGATGTGTTAAAACTTCCAATTAGGTTCATGGACGGATCATCAATACCTTGGGCTAATAGAGTGAATGAATTAGCCTATAACCCAGAGTATCAAAACTCTGTCGCAATGACTGCAAGTGCATACGCTGCACGAGGTCATAAAGTATTAGTGGTTAGTGACAGAGTAGACTTCCTAAAATCTTGCGCGAGACTTACTGGTGACGACGCAGTTTGTGTAACGGGAGCAATACCACACGAAGAAAGACCTGATTTAATTAAACAGATTTTTGAAGATAAAAATATACTGTATGGAACGCAAAGTATTTTCTCAGAAGGTATATCATTAGATATTCTTAGTTGCTTAATTCTCGGGACACCAGTAAATAACGAACCTTTACTTACTCAGTTGGTTGGTAGGATAATAAGGAACTATGAAAATAAACCACAACCAACAGTAGTGGATATACATCTTATAGGGAATACAGCTAAACGACAAGCTAACGCCCGACTTGGATATTACATTAAACAAGGTTATGAGGTATCGACCTTATAATGACCTCCGAAAAATATTACTTGACAAGACTCTTAATTTTTGGTATAATATAATGATAAAATATAATTGGGAAAAGATTTTACAAACAACTAATGCTGACGCAGGTCAAGTTATGTTAATAATACATATGCTTACCTACAATATCAAAGTACCTCAAAACTATAACGATCCAGTATATAAATACTGTGGTCAAAGTTTCGAGGGGTATAGTTTTCTTGTAAATCCAAAGAAGCTATTACTAGAAAGAAAAAACTACAGCAATTCAGAATGTGCTGAGTATGTAGCAATAGCATCTTATCGTAATTATATGGATTACCAAACTACTGGTGATACCACACTACAACTAATTAATCTTCCCTTTTTAGAGGAGATTTTCGACAACAACAGACTTCTCACTATGAAGAAAGGAATAATCCACTTCAAGTTTGAAGACGCTAAATAACAGAGAATACAATGGCTATAAAATTTAATCAAGCGCAAGGTAGCGCAGTAAAAAACAAAATAGATCAATTTCAATACAAAGAAGGCAATAACACAGTACGCATAGTAGGCGATCTACTACCAAGATATGTTTACTGGGTCAAAGGTGAAAACGGCAAAAATATTCCTATGGATTGTTTGTCTTTTGACAGAGCAACAGAAACCTTCAATAACAAAGAAAAAGATTACGTCAGAGACTTTTTCCCAGAAATTAAATGTGGTTGGGCATATGCTATACAATGCATAGATCCAGCTGACGGCAAAGTCAAGGTTTTGAATCTTAAGAAAAAACTAATGGAACAAATTATGGTTGCAGCTGAAGATTTAGGAGATCCTACTGATTCCGAAACTGGTTGGGATATATTTTTCCAAAGAGTTAAGACTGGACCTATGGCTTTCAATGTTGAGTACAGACTTCAAGCACTTAAGTGCAAGAACAGACCACTCAATGAAGCAGAACAAGCAGCAATAGCAGAATTACGTTCAATGGAAGATGTTCTTCCTAGA